ATTTGCTTCCTATTTAAGGGACGCAAAAGCGGCAGAACGCGGCGAAGATAAGCCTGTAAAAGACCATGATCATGCGATGGATGCTGTGAGATATTTCGTGTACACGATTCTTGAAAAGCGTGTGGGAAGAATTCGGAACAAGGCGAAAGCCGGATTCGATTAAAGAGGGAGTGCTATGTATACTTTTACGATACCGGCTGAGAGCTGGGATGAATTGAAACCAAATAAACAGATTATTCGAACGTTGATATTGAAACACCGCGTATATGTCAAGAAGCTCCATGCGAATATGGAATATTATTGCGGAAGTCATAAGATTTTGAATGAGGACCGTAAAAATAAGCTGGTATTTAATCATGCCAAAGACATTGCGGATACGGCATCCAGCTATTTTATCGGAAATCCCGTGAGCTATAAAAGCGAAAAGGATATCGCGCTGATCGCACAGGCACTTGATCATGCAGGAGCTGATGAGGCTGACGGTGATAATGGACTTGATCTTTCGATTTATGGGATTGCCTATGAATATATCTATGTTAAACAAAACGAGACTACATTATTGATCAAGAATCTGTCACCGGAAAATACATTTGTAGTCAGGGATGACAGCATCGAAGAAAACGAACTTTTTGCTGTGTACTACTACGAAAGAAAAGATGATTCTGACAGTTCCAATCATGTGTACATTGCCACTGTTCTGACACAGAACTATAAACATGTTCTGAATATTCAGGATATAGATGGTCACCAGGAACTTTCAGAAGAGGCGAAGCCTCATTACATGGGAGAAGTGCCCGTCATAGAGTATCTGAACAATAAGTTGGCGATAGGAGACTATGAGCTGCAGATTCCGCTGATTGATGCATACAACGCGTTAATGTCCGATCGAATCACAGATAAAGAGCAGTTTATTGATTCGATTCTGGCTCTGTACGGTGCTCTTTTGACAGACGATGAAGTAAAAGATTCAGAAGGAAAAACGGCAGCAGAACGCTTGAAAGAAGACAAGATGCTGGAATTACCCAAGGATTCAAAAGCGGAATATCTGACCAGGACATTCGATGAGGCAGGCGTGGAGATTTTGAAAAAGGCGATTGAGCAGGATATTCACAAATTCTCACATGTTCCCTGCATGACAGATGAGAATTTCAGTGGAAATGTCTCTGGTGTCGCGATGGAGTTTAAGTTGCTGGGGCTGGAAAACATCACAAAGATAAAGACAAGATATTACCGGAAAGGCTTGCGAAAGCGAATCCGGATTTTCTGCAGATACCCTGGCAATAAAGGAGCATGCGCAGATCCGGAACAGATTACGGCATATTTTACCCGTGCACTGCCCAAGAACTTACTGGAGATCAGTCAGATGGTAGCAAATCTCTGGGGTAAGGTCAGTAGAAAGACACTCCTGTCTCAGATACCGTTTGTGGAGGATGTAGACGAAGAGCTGCTGGCAGTAGAGGAAGAGGAACAGAAGAACCTTGAAAGGCAGCAGGCGGCATTTGGTCTTGGGAGCAATACTCCGCCAAAATCAGTACGTCCGGACAAGAAAGAGGATTCCGGTGATGTAGATGAGTGATTACTGGGAGAACAGAAAAGCCTGGCAGATGTTCGACTATATGGCTGATGCTGAAAAAATAGCTGATGAAATATCCAGTTTGTATTTAAAGGCATCAAGGCATTTGAGCCTGAATCTGGAACAGATATTTGAACGATTCCAGACAAAACATGGATTGTCGGAGAGTGAAGCACGGGAAATGCTGAATACATTGCAGGACAGTGCATCATTGGAAGAGTTAAAGGCTGCTTTAGCCAGAGGTGATGAAGATAAAAAGAAACTGTTGGCTAAGATAGAATCTCCGGCATATCGTGCCAGAATAGAACGTCTTCAGCAGCTGAAGAACCAGATCGACCAGATCATGCAGAGTATTTATGGACAGGAACAGATCGAGAATACAAACTGGTATCTGGATTTTGCCAGCGATGTTTATTATCATTCAGTGTTCGAAATACAGCAGCGTTCAGGATATGCATTTAGCTTTAATCTGGTTTCTCCGGAGGTAATTGACAGAGTTATTAACAGTAAATGGTCTGGAGAAAATTATTCTTCCCGCATATGGAAGAATACCCAGTCGCTTGTACAGACACTGAAAGAGGAGTTACTGGTGAGCCTGGTCACGGGCAGAACGGATCGGGAGACTGCAGAGATCATTGCAAGCAGATTTTCTCAGGGTGCTGGTGTGGCTCGACGTCTGGTGAGAACGGAATCTTGTTTTGTCGCAGCACAGATGGATATGATCGCCTATGAAGAATGCGGGATCGAGGGATATTGTTTTGTCGCAATTTTGGATTTAAAGACATCGGATATATGTCGAGAATTGGATGGAAAATATTTTTTGGTTAAAGAGCAACTGCCGGGAAAAAATTGTCCTCCGATGCATCCGTGGTGCAGGTCAACGACCATCAGTAATTTGAATCGTGACATACTTCGAAATTTGAAGCGCAGGGCGAGAAATCCGGTCACTGGAGAGACTGAAACAGTTCCTGCAGATATGAATTATGCACAGTGGTATGAAAAATATGTGAAGGGAAATCCGACAGCGGAACGGAACGAGAAAAAAATAAAAAATCTCGCTGAGGATAGAGAACAGTTTGAACGATATAAAAAGGTTCTGGGGGATGATATCCCCAAATCACTGGACGATTTCCAGGATATGAAGTATAGTAAGGATGAACAGTGGAAATTTGCAAAACTGGCGTATTCGAGGCAAAACAGACTGCTGAAGAATCCGGATTTAAGGCTTCCTGGGACAGAGAATATTTCGGTACCGGACAAGAAGTTCACCCATTATCTGTTTGGCGGAGAAAATGAAAGCGGCCTTGCAAAAGGCAGGGCTTTTGAATCGCGTCTAGGATACAATGCTGACAATTGGAAGCAGCTTCAGCGGGAGATCATCAGTAACGCATCTAAATATCCAGCTGTGAACAAAGGAAATAACGGCTATGGAGATCGTTATGAACAGAAAATGGTTCTGTGGGGAAAAAATGAGACACCTGCCAATGTGGTTGTTGGCTGGTTGTATAAGCCTGATGGAACAGTAAATATGTCAAGCGCATATATCAAAGAGGTGGAGTAAATGGAAGTAAAAGAATTTGATACAGTACTGCTGAAAGATGGCAGAAAAGCTTCCATTGTGGAAGCCTTTGATAACAAAGTATTCATAGCTGATGTTGGTGAGTCTCCGGAGGACTGGGAGACGATAGACATCACAATAGATGATATTGAAAAAGTGCTTTAAACCATCGGTAATATGCCGGTGGTTTTCTTTATCAGCAAATTGCACCGGTGCAAGTAATGAGAGGGGGTGAGTGAATGAAGAAAGTAAAAGCGATTAAGCGGTATAGCGATGTTGTCTTAAAGAAAATCGTGGAGAAGGACCATGAATTTGAAGTAAGTGATGACAGAGCGAAGCATCTTGTTGAGCAGGGTATGGTAACCATTCTGGGAGATGCAAAGGAGAAAAAGGAAACTGCAGAGTAGAAAGGCGGTGATCCTCATATCTCGGAACTGTCCGTTAAACAGCAAATAAGCACGCGGTATAAACCGGGTGTTATTTTTATGCAATGGCCTGGGGCATATGCAATGGGCTGGGGCGGAAAGGTGAAACATGAAAAATAAAGCAGCAGAAATGATGGCGCAGAGTGCGCCGGTACACAAAAACAGAATCCCTATGAATATTCAGTTTTTCGCAGGAGAAGGAGACGGTGCTGGGACCGGAGATGGCGGTAATGGCGGCGGAACCGGTGGCGAAGGAACTACAACAAAGCTTTCTTTTGATGACTTTTTGAAACTGGAAGGCAATCAGGCAGAGTTTGATCGTCGTATAGGCAAAGCTACCAACACCGCTGTAAAGAATGCCGAGGAAAAATGGCGCGTAATGACCGATGACAAGGTATCTGAGGCGGAGAAGTTGGCGAAAATGAACGAAGCTGAAAAAAATGCGTATTTCCAGCAGAAACGTGAAAAGGAACTGTCTGATAAAGAGGCAGCGATTACGAAGAGAGAGCTGATGGCAGAAGCAAAGAACACATTGTCTGATAAAGGACTGCCCTCTGAACTGGCGGAAATTTTGGTATATACCGATGCAGATGCCTGTAATAAGTCTATTGCAGCAGTAGAGAAAGCATTTAAGGCAGCAGTACAGGCCGGGGTGGAAGAACGTTTAAAGGGTGATTCCCCGATGAGGAAGGCGCCTCCGACGGAAGACGATGATGTGCAGAAGCAGATCGATTCCATCATCATGGGACATTTAGGTTAATTTAAGGAGGAAGAAAAATGCCTATTAATACTTTACAGTATTCTACAAATTTTCAGCGTTCGCTGGATAAAGCGGCAGTGGTAGGATCCACTACCGGTTGGATGGAAGCAAATGCAGGACAGGTACTCTATAATGGTGGTGCCGAAGTAAAGATTCCCAAAATGTCCGTAAATGGTCTGGGAGATTATGACCGTGATGACGGTTATGTACAGGGAAGCGTAACCCTGGATTATGAGACTAGAAAGATGACCCAGGATCGTGGCCGCCTGTTTACATTGGATGCCATGGATGTCAATGAAACCAATTTTGTCGCAACTGCAGCCAGTGTAATGGGAATTTTCCAGGACGAGCATGTAATCCCGGAAATTGATGCTTATCGTATATCCAGCCTTGCCACTCGGGCAATTGACGCTAAGATCGCGGGTATGGTGGAATATGGATATACTCCCAGTGAAAACACTTCCACTCTTCGTAAGATCAAGGAGGGTATCAAAGCGGTAAGAGCCAATGGCTATACCGGTCCCCTTGTTATTCAGGCGACAAACGATGTTGTCATGGAGCTGGAACTGGAGCTCGCAGGCAAGATTACCGTCGTAGATTTTTCCAGAGGTGGTATCGTGACCAAAGTTCCCGCCGTGGACGGCGTACCGATTATCGAAACTCCTTCCAACAGAATGTATTCTGCTATCACCCTGTATGATGGCAAAACAGCAGGTCAGGAGGCCGGCGGCTATGTGAAAGGTGAAACCGCAAAGGATGTAAACTTCATTATCACTGCCCGCCACACTCCTCTGGCAATCTCCAAACAGGATCTTGTAAGAATCTTTGATCCTACAACTTATCAGAAGAAAAATGCATGGGCTGTGGATTACCGCAGATATCATGATATTTGGGTACTGGATAATAAGCTGAACAGCATCTATGTATCCATTAAAGATGCGGAGGGTTAAGTACATGCGCTTAAAGAAAGGGAATGTTGAACGTATCGCTACCAGTCCGGCGGCGATTGCAAAATATCAGGCAGCAGGTTTCGAGGAAGTGCAGCCGAAGCCTGTCATGAAAGTACAGGAAACAGTCGAGAATAAACAGGAGTCCGTTGGAGAAAAAGCACTGGAAGAAATGACTGTTTCTGAACTGAAAGCGCTGGCCAAAGAACGCGGCATGGAAGGTTATTCCAGTCTGTCCAAAGACGATCTGCTGGGGTTACTGAAAGGTGCTGAATAATGGACGATAGGAATAAGATCAGTAAACTGACCGGTGAAACGGACTTTGCGCTGATCGGTATCGTCCTGGAAGATGCACAGGAATTTGTCCTAGCATATACAAATCGAAAGAAGATGATCCCGCAGCTGGAAAAACCGGCGCGGGATCTTGCTGTTATTGCGATCAATCGAATGGGAACAGAAGGAGAGAGTAGCCGTAGTGCTGCCGGAGAGTCCTATTCTTTCGATTCGGCACCGAAACAGATTTATGATGTACTGGACAGATACCGTCTTGCGCGAATCGGAGGAAGAACATATGAGGCTGAAACGGAAGCGCCTGGTGGAAGTGTATCACAGGAAAATGACAACTGAGAAAGACGCAGAGTGTCATAATAATGTGTTTTATGGTCCTGCATCAGGGATAAAAGTTGAAATGTGGCCCGCGGGAGGAAAATTGCAGGCTGAAATGTATGGAGTCCG